CAATTTGTGCCTCGGCTGACGCGGACTGGCTCGTCTGGCTCAGCAGCTTGTCCATCAGCCACATCTCAATCTTCTTTTCGATCCACTGTTCCACAAAATTCACCAGCTGAGACAAGATGTCTTGAAACATCTTGCCGAAAGCCTGGCTGGCCGTTTCCGTTCCCTGCATCCAGCCATTCAATGCAGTGTTGAAGGAAGAGGAAACCTGTTTGAAGTATTGGTCGAATTGCTGGCGACGCCGAAGAAGAGATTGCTGCTCGGCTTTTTCTGACTCGGCCCTGTATTTATCGTCCAGCTTTTTGAGTTCCGCATCCACCTTTGCCTGTTCCACCAGGTTGCCTTCAGCGGCCTGGCGCTTGGCCTCAAGCTTTGCGCGTTCATTGGCGTAGGTTTCAGCCATCTCCCACTGAAGTTGTTTTTCATAGTCGGTTTGGCTGATTTTGCCAAGTTGCAGTTCAAAAGTTAAGCCGTTGCTCCGCGATCTGTCCCATGGCTTGATCATGAGCCTTGGCCGATTCAAGGATGATTAGCTGAGTTTGCTTTGCATCATCAGCGGCCTTTTTCTCCGCAGCATTTATTTTTGCGATGCGCTTTTCTTCGGATTCAGCTAGGGCACGATCCGCTTCTATCCCAGTTTCAGCCTGATCCTGGTAGTACTGTTTCACCGCCGCCTGAAGCTGTGAGTGCCCGCGCATCGCATGAGCGATCCATGCATCTAGCCCAGCTTTTTCTTTTTCCTGCTCATTTCTAACGACTTGGCCGGTCTTTGCGGTTTCAGCTTTAATTGTCTGGTTGGTCTTTGCGGTTTCAGCTACCGCCTCTTTCAATGCCGCGCTGTAACCTAATTCGGCTGTTTCGAGCTGTCCAAGCGCTTCTCGCACCTTACCCATGTTCATGTGATCGGCCTCTAAATCAAAGCCGAGTTGCTTCAATGCAGCAAATTGTGCAGACCTTGTGGGCTGATTTATGGCGGATTGCAGCGCGGTCCATGATCTTTTGGCCTCGTTGAATTTCGCCGTAAGTGCGGGTATGTCGCCGCCAAGATCTTCCAGTCTGAATGCCAACCTAAGTTTTTCTTTGCCAACTTCGCTTTTTTTGGCTGCAAGCTGAGTTTCTCGCCCCAAAGTCTTTACTCGAGCGGCAGAAGCTTCCAGTGATTTATTGGCCGATGCAAGGGCTTTGTCTTGCTCTTTCATCGCATCCGTATAGATGAAGGTGTCCGCGATCAACTTGCTTAGTTTGTCAGCAACCTCGGCAACGACCTGGGCAAAGGCGATGATTTCTGCCGGACTGAATGCCAGCCCGAGATCGATGCCCAGGGTCTTGCTTAGTTCACCAAGAGACTTAAACGCGCCTGCAACGTCGCCATCGAGAGCGTGGCTCAATGCTTCGGCGGCTTCTGTACCTTCCTTCAGCGATTTGTTGACCTTCTTGAGCGCTTCGTCGGCTCCAGATGGGTCGGCCTTGAGTTCGATGTTGACAGTTTCGGACATATTGTGTCTCTCCAAGCTAGTTCTCAGTGCAATAAAAAAGCAGCCCGCGGGCTGCTTGGTCATGAATCTGGCAATCGGCTATTGTGGACGCCAACCGTCAGTATATTTTTTGAACTTCATGGTACCGCTGAATATTTGATCTTCTGCTGGTATGGGAATCGGCAGTCTGGGAGTGCCTACTAGAATCCAATTCAGGTGTTCACGTTGAGATGGAGTCATCCTCGCGTAGGCTCTTCCATCCTTGCGTAAACTCCGGCCAAGATCCGAAGCCTTCCATCTCCAGGTGTACTCTACCTGCGGTTCATTTTCGTCTGCGGTAACACCGGTCACTTGCACAAGCTCTGGACTCGCGATCGGCAATTCAAATGACTGGGTAACGCATCCATTTCCGGTTTCGGGTGAACCAAGCGTCTCACCCGCCGCTTTCATGGCTGTTGTTCCCTGTTCTGTGAGCGCAACTTTCCAGAATCCGGGCCCATCCTGAGTTACTGTAAATACCCAGCCGCTACGGCAGTTACGGTATTGATTTCCTTTTCCGGAGTCCAATCAAAGTGGGTTTCTTTACCGTTCACATCGAAAATGCAATCAGCTCCCACGCGACCAACATTAAGCAACATGAACTGGCGATCCTGGGCAAAGTGAGACCGAATCGCGTTGACTGCGGCTGAATGGCTCATTGTCCCGGAGCAACCAACAAACGTACAGAGCAACAGAATGCACGTTTTTTTCAATGAGCAACTCCCATTACGCAGAAGGTCCCAACTTTCAACAAGAGCCCCACAGGCTGCCTGGTAAAAAATTGTCCCTTGTTTATTTAGGCCGCCATCCATCCGTATATCTTTTCAATTGAACGGTTCCCTTTTCTGTGTAACCTTCAGGCGGCACTGGGATGGGAAGTTTGTGTATCCTGCTTAGGACAAACCTTGCCAGCATTGTTCGTTGATGTTGATCCAACGCTGCAAAAGCTTTTCCATCCTTGCGCAATTCTCGACCGAAATCTGTAATATTCCATTTCCACAGGTACTCGACTTCAGGAGCATTTTCGTCGGCCGTGACACCTGTGACTTCCACCAGCTCGGGCGTGGCGAGAAGGAAGCTTACCTGTTGATAATCGCATCCCTTCAGCGGAGGCTGTGGAGCCGGCTTACCTAGAACAACTGCTTTCCCTTTTTCCGTAAGTGCCACCTTCCAGAACCCGGGTCCATCCGGTGTCACGGATAAATATCCAACCGCTTCAGCAGCAAATCTCTCGGAGCTCTCTTCAGGTGATAAATCCGCGGGGTGTTCCTTACCATCGTCCATGGTGTACACGCATTTGGCTCCCACCCGACCAATCTCGGTAACAATGGTGTTCTGGTCCTGCGCAAGAGGCGATCTGATCACGTTGGCAGCAGTTTTATTGTTCAGCTTGTTGCTGGAACATCCAGCTAAAACCAACAGCAACACTATCCCGACCTTGCGCATGAGCTACTCTCCTTTGGAAAGCGAGATACTAAGTGAACATTTGCGCATTGCAAAGCAAAAAGTGAACGATCTCTCACAACCGTAACATCTTAAAGTCTTGCGCTCCATTATCGGCACGCAACGCTTTATAAAGTTAAGCCTTATAAAACTGCGGAAGCTTCTTGCTCGCGCTTCCTCCAGCAAACAACACAGCCTGCGTAAGCTCGCCAAAGTTGCTCTGGCCTTGGCGGCGAGCTTTGCCGGCAGAGCTTTTCTTGCCGCCCATCAGATATGCGGCCACCAGTACGTGAGTCGGCGGATAGTCCTTCCAGTACACCATCAAATCATTTAGCTCCCAAAGAGTCAGCTGCTCGATCTCATGCAGTGTCCACCCGGTAGCGGTGGCGACGTGGCCAAAGACAAACGGCCAGTCGGCTATACCGGTACCGGGGTCGGTTCCCCCGCGGCCGCCTTCTTAAGACCGGAAACTTCCAGCATGGCGTTGAAAAGAACATTGAAATCGTCAAAGGTAAGGCCGTTCTCAAGCTGCTCGGCGGTAAGGTCCTGATGAACCTTCCTTACGGCGTTCTGGATCACAGGCAAATACCGGAGCAATGAAGCCAGCCCGGAATTTTCCGCCGAAGACTTATCCTGGAACAGTGAGTCCAGTTTGCGTAATTCACCGAGCGTAAGCGATGAGACTGTAAGTTGTCCCAGCGATGTGGGGACAGTTTGTTGCTTGAGCATGATTTCCTCCTGATAGAAATTGGCAAAGCCGATGTGTGAAAAAAGCGGGCGCGGCAAGGGGGCCCGGCCCGCATTGGAGAGAGAGCTATTCGTTGGAGTACATGTCGATGATTTGCCCGGCGGCGTTTGCGAAAGCTTCAAAATCGAACTCGGGGATAATGAAATCCTCCTGCTTGGTGGCAAAGCTGAGTTTCGAGGCCACAACCGAGTAGAGCAGCACGTTGAATTGGTTGCCGTTGTAAACGTTTTCCAGCAGCACCTGGATGGTCGGCGCAAAGCCCATGAGCTGGTTGGTGATATTGAGCTGTGATCCGACAGCCGCAAGCGAGTATGTGTAGCTGATAAGAGCTACGGCGCCAGCCACGTTATCCGCAGAGGCGAACGTGTAAACCCCGCCTGCAGTGACGGAATATTGTCCCAGCACAGGGGCGGAGGCAACGCGCGTAAATGGGAGCCCGGTGGCCGCGTAGCGTACTCCCCAATCCTGCACAAACACGCCGGAGTTTGGCGGAGCAATGGTCACCTGGAAGGGCGTAGCGGGGATGGCATGAGACTCATCGAGAGACACCTGTTTCATTCCGGCGGGCATCGTCTGGCCGAAGAACAGGTCATTGAGCATTTTGCCGTTGATGGCGGCAAACTTTGATTTACCCGTGATCTTGCATTTTCCCCAGGCCACGGCCTCAGGAAACTGCTTCTGTCCGTAAAGCTGCTTGACGTCGCCCGAGATATCGAGCGAAACGTCCTGCAGAGTTCCGAACTTCATGGGCGTGGGGTTCGCAGCGGTATTGCCGCCTACGGGAAAGCCCCACAAGGTGCCTGATCCAAATTCAAACATTTTTGTTTCTCCTTTTGGGGAGCCGGCCCTGCACTCCCATAAATTGAAGGCCGCCGAATGAACGCGGCCTGTGAACTGAAGGTGGTGTCTACGCGGTGGTGAGAATTTCTACCGGCACAACGGCGAGCGCCATGGAGCCAATAACGTTTTCAACGATCTCTATCTTTCCTTCGATACGGCAATGCGAAACCTTGCCGCCCAGTGACTGCGCAATTCCCGGCGTCGCGCTACGAATGGCCGCTTCTACTGCATCCAGAAGTGAATTCAGTTCGGTGGAAGGGATGGAATTTGGTTCGCTGTCTCCTGCGGTGTAAATAACGAGATCGACCGCCATTTTGGCGTGAATCGGCAGGCCATTCACGCTGGTTCCCGTCAGCTCGTCCTTTTGCACCTGGTACAGCGACGGACGGTCCGCGGGCGAGAGCTGCGAAGGATCCTGCCAGCGCCGGCTGACCGTTTTGAACGGACCAGCCGGCGTGAGGAGCGCGCCCTGCAACACGGAAAACAGCGCCGAATTAATTTGCTCACGGGGAAAAATCACTCCGACACCTGAACTTGCTGGATTGCCTGCTCAAGCAGATCAGGCAATGCCTGTTGAAGATCATTGATTGCGGGACGCAGGTAAGGCCGAGGCCGAATGTAAGGGCGCCGTCCGTCTTTCTTTTTGAATGGCCCCGCCCGTCCGGCAAAGCCCCCGTATTCTTGTATGCGAGCGTATTTCAAATCCGAACCAATGCTGACGCTCAAACTTTTGCCGTCAATCTTGGTCTCTATGGATTGCAGGACCGAATTCATCAAGTTGCCGCTGCGCGAGGTAAGAAGATCGCTGGACTGACCTTTGCTCGCTGATCCGGCAAAATATTTTGGTACTGCCGTGCTCAGCGATTGATAAATGAGCGGCTGCAGAGCCTCATAAACCTGAGCTACAACGCGAGGCGCGAGTCCGGCAAGCCGCTGCTGAAGTTGCTGGACGGCGGAATCGTCAATCTGAACGCTAATCACAGAGCCAACCTCCTGTACTGGCTGAAAATGGCCATGGAGCGCGGCGGAACATCGCCCATGTCGAACGAAACATTTACCTGGCCGCTCATGCTGTTGGATTTTTCGCCAATGCGCACTCGCTGGCGATAGGTCAAGGCGAATGCCTCAATCGCCGCCTGCTTCAAATCAAGCGGCACACTCGGATAGCCTGCGGAATATGAAAGCTGAACATTGTGCACACCGCGGCAGAAACGAAAGCCGCGCAGCAGAATGCGTCGCCCGTCCCACAGATAACCCGCGGTTGTGGGAGTAGTCGCCGCCTGAATATTCACGCCATCGATGCTGACGCTGCTGACAGCGGTGATGGGAAAATTGCGCGGCAGCAGCCGGTCTGAACCATTTCCGTCATAGTTTTCCGTCAGCGAACCGAGCACCGATGACAATATGTGCGGGCGGTCAATGTATTGCAGCACTTGCAGGCTTGCGTTGGTGATAAGGCTCTGCAGAGTCACATCGTCATTGTTGCCCTGGTTGGGCAGCCATGATTTGAGTTCTGCAACGGTGCAAAGATCGTCAGGTGCGGCAGCCATTGGTGACCTCCAAAAAAAGAAACAGTTTCCAGCGCAACGCTGTTGTGTGAAAGTTGAAAAGAGAAAGGCAGTCTGGGCAGAGGGACCTCAGACTGCCTTCCCTCTCCTGCAAAGCCTGCTGGTTGGCAGGAGAGGAGCATCGGCGGCGATGCGCGAGAATCAATACGCCGATGAATCGGTTATCCGTTAGCGACGTTGGCAATCACGCCAAGCGAGAACGGTGCGCGGCAGACGAGGACCTCGTCGGCATAGACGCCATAGACATACTGGCGAGAAACCACGGGCCACTCGATCTGGTAGTAGTCGCGGCGGCAGCGGACGAAAGAGACGTTGTCCACGCCGGAAAGCGGGTATGGGATCTCCGAGCTGTTGAAGAAGATGGTCCCCGGAGCCAGGTTAGGATGGATGCGGATATCCAGGAACTGCTGCGTGAACTTGTTCCAGTACTTGGCAATACTGGCGCCGCCCAGCAGAGCTGGCTTGTCGTCTTCCGATCCAGTGCCTCCCGGCAAAGTGAAACGGAACAGTGGCACGCCGCCGGAAGCAACGATCTTCTTGTTGATGTTGCGCGCTTCCTGCGAGTTTACCCAGATTTCCGTGGGGCTGAGTCGCTTGTTGTCCCAGAACCACTGCAACGCCGTATCAATTTCCAGGATGCCGTTGGCTTGGTCGGCGGTGAGAGTGTTGCCATCGAGCGAGGCGAAGTACCCGGCATTGGACTTCAACGCTTGCGTCAGAAAGCCGTCGAAGACCAGAGCGTTCGCGGATCCATCCGTGTTGGAGTTTGCAGCATTGGCCAACTGCGTGCCCGCGACCGGAGCGCTGATGGTTACCTTATTCACGGTGGTGATTGTGTTCAATGTCGCAGTTGCAGCGCTGGTGCCGATATACCACGCGTATCCGGCTGCACCTTTCACAGCGGGTACAGTAGCGACCACGGTCTGCTGGCCAGCAGTGGTCACGGCAGCGGACGATGCCAAGCTGATGGCGCTGGCGCCCGCACCATATTGAGTTGAAGTGCCATCAATGTTGACACGCGTTACCTGACCATACGGTACGCCGCTGATCGAAACAGTGGCATTGGCCAACGCGCGCGCAGTGAGCGCCGTAACGAAAATAAGTAGGCTCAATCCTGAGCCCAGTGTTCCGCCATTGGCCAACGCAACGGTCGGCGCTGTTGGCGTTCCCAAAGGCATGGATGCATTTCCGTTAAGAATGATGTTCTCTTCGCCGATCATAACTGCGCGAAGAAGCGACTGAACCAGCGTGGCTTTGTTGTCAAACTCCTTGCCGCCGGACCAGACAGCTTCCCAGTCAATGGAACCTTCAAGACCAATTCCGGCGTAGGCTGCCGTGTAGTCCAACTCAGTGACCAACATTTCCGCAGAACGGTGGCCGACTTGAACGCCGAGTTCGAAACCCTGCGTGTTGACGCCGGTGATGGCCTTCCAGCGCGTGGCCAGATCGCCGCGGTCACTTACCTGCCGTGGCAGGCGGTTACGCAGCGGCGTGATGACCGGATAAAGTTGGAGGGCCGGTCCGCGCAGATCAAACGCGTTTAAGTTGCCAGCCACGCCGCTGATCGTCGACTGGCTGATGGTGGTTTTGTTCAAGGAGGATAGGTCCGCCTTGTTGAGCAGATCAAACGTCTGCTGACTGAGATCGCCAAACATTTTTCTAGTCCTTTTCTCCGCTGGAGAATTGCGGTTTAAAGTTGAATGGAACTTTGCGAGAGATCGCGGGTGCGGCGTTCTAGCGCAGATATACGGAGGCAGGCTGCGGCTGTTGCAACGTACGCTTGAGCAACTCATGGACGGTGGGTTCGCCGGCAGACTTGGCCAGAGCGGGACGCGCATCGTCTTCTTTGGTAACGGTTTGAGTGGGCACGCCGGTGCGCGCCACGCGGTGCGAAGACTCCTGCGGTGACACAAGTTTTTCAACCAGTGAAAGGAGATTCGTCAGCGAACGCTGGATCTCCTGGTTATTGCTCTTTATTTCGCTGCGCAAGCCGGCCACTTCCTGCTCCATTTCAGCCAACTTGGCGAGCGCAGATGCGGAGCTGGCCCGTGCCTTTTCCAATTGCGCTTTGTCATTTGCTTCCAGCATTGTGCTTTGATCTCCTGTCTTTGCTCCGGAGCGTGAATCGCCCGGGATCTTGTTGATGTCTGTGAACTTACGGACTTCGCAGGTGCCGTCGGCTTTTACGGCGGTGAAATGCGCGCCGGGAACGCAGGGGTTATCGACGACGCTTATCTCGACGGGATTGGCAGTGAAGCGAAGATACTCGCCGTCCTTCCATGCATCGACGTAAGCGCCGCCGATGGAGAAGCCGGTGTAGACGCCGAGCATGCATTTTTGCCAAGCCACGCTGTCAACGATGCGCGCGCCGACGCGTATCTGTTTCATGTCGTCATCAAAGGCGATGGCGACTAGCTTGCCGACGGCGCTCGGCACGTGCATTTCACGAACGTTGCCCAGGCTCTTGCCGTCAGTGGCTTTGGAGATTTCGTCACTCCAGCGTTTGAAATAAGGCTTGGAGGATTGGTAGTCGAAGATTTCGCCTTCTTTGTCGACGATCTCGGCGGTGGCGACGCCCCAGACTTCCTGTTTTGATTCATCGATCTTGGCGATCTGGGCGAAGAGATTCATGGATTTCATATTGGCTCCAAAGGAAAAGGCAGCCGGTGGGCTGCCTTGGTGATTGCTGTCTGTCTAGATATCGCCTGCTTCTATTCGAGAAGCGACCCAGACACAGCCGAGGACGGCTGTGCCACACGATTTTTGTCGGGTTGAAGTTCTTCTGGCGATCCTGAGCCTAGCGGTGAGCCTTTAATTTCCAGCGGGAAAATACCACGCGTCGTGATTACTGCATTGCCGGCGCCGATGGGATGCTTGCCCAGGCTTTCACGGACTTCGTCGATGGAGAGTACGCCGGCGCGAACATAAATATCATCAATCTTTGCCTGCTCGAGCGGGTTCAAGGTGCGGTCCTGCTCCCAGACAAACTCGACATCGCTAAAACCGAAGTGGCGAGTCACGATGAAGTTGATGGTGTCTGCCAGGTAGCCGAGGATTGGAACAAGACCTTCCGCGGCGGCTTGCTCTACGCTGGTTTCAGCAGTGGCGCGGTTCATAACGCTTACGAACTGTTGCGGCGAGAGACCGAAGGCATAACAGACGATACGGGTGATCCATTCGTCGAGCGCATCTTTGAGCATGGGATCGCGCGTGAACTGGAGGTTGCCGCATTCGGGAACAAAAGTGATCCGGCGGCGGCGAGCAGAGTTTCCAGCCAGCGCGCTGTCAAACCATTCCTGAAACTCGCTGATCTGGTCAGCCGACCACTCCTTGGGGACCTGCGCCAGGGCTTCCGGGACATTGCCCTCAGTGTAGTAATTGAGCAGATGAATCTGGCGGCGAAGGCCGATGTTGATAGTGAGAATGATCTGCTCGACCGGCGAGAAGCCAAAGAACTTGTGCGCCCGCACGTTGCGCGGGCGATAAATGAGCTGGTCGGCATTGAAGTCTACTGCGGGCAGGCCTTTGAGGATTTGCTGGTATGCAATTGCCGGAGATGCCGGCGTGCGGCCCATGGCGTCAATCTTGCGTGCGATGGTTGAGCCGTCAATGACTTCAAGCGCATACAGCGCTTTGCCCTGTGACCACAACTCGCCATCCTGCGAGACGATGGGTACAAGGACAGGCGCATCGAGAACGAGCAGGTCTTCCAGAAGAAGTCGGACCCACTGTTGCCAGGTATGTTCGCGGTCAGGATAAGAAAAGAAATTTGTGAGTTGTGTAAGGCGCGGGTCTTGCTCTTCATCGTCATTGCCGCTGATGGCGCTGTTGCTGGTATTGGCGGAACGCTTGGGTGCGCCGGGCTGCGTCTTCAAACGGAATGCCCACGGCATACGGCTGACCTGGTCTTTGCGCGTTTCAATGCAGAGACGAACAAGATCGAACGAATCAGCCAGCGAGCGCATCTGCTCAAAGGAGATAGGCTCCATGTTGCGCGGCTGGATGTTGATGTTATAGCCCACTGGGTAATCGAGTGTCCGCGGTGGAGTACCCGCGGGAGCGCTGGGCGCCATGGGCAGGTCTGGACCAAACCACACGTCGAGTGTATTGCGCAGCTTGCGACCGATGCGCTCGACAAAGCCAGGCTCGAGCGCAGTAAGTTTTCCGCCATTGAGTGTTTCCGGCATAGTCAGGCAATCCCCACTTTCACGCCCATCACGGCGGAAGTTTCAATGATGAATTCAATTAGAGAGTTTTTACGATACGCGGACTTCATGTGCTCATCCTGAATACGCAGGCCTTCATGCCAGCGGCATTGGCCTGCGTCATCGATAATGTATTCCCCTATCCATTTCATAATGTCGCCTCCCATCCATAATGTCGCTTCGCTCCAAACCGCTTCCGCAGCGTTGATAAATCAGGTGTCTTCTGCGCCTGCGACAGGCAGCTCGGCGCGTGGTCGGCCTCGCTGCTCGTGTTTCATAATGTCGCTTCGCTCCAAACCGCTTCCGCAGCGTTGATAAATCAGGTGTCTTCTGCGCCTGGGGCAGGCAGCTCGGCGCGTGGTCGGCCTCGCTGCTGTGTTTCATAACGTTGCTCCGCTCCAAACCGCCAATGGGGTCTTCTCGCCTCGAACTCAATTCCGCCCCTGAAGCAAGGCGCTCGGCGCCACACGGGCCTCGCGCCTCCGGTAGATCCAATCACCTATCCCTTTGCTCCATACCGCTTTGAAGCAGGCGATCGAAAAATCGAATCAGTAGCCGACGATCACGCGATCAGTACAGGCGCCAGCGGTAGCGACGTCATTTTTCTCGAAAAAAGAAACCGCGAGTTGTGGAAGCCTGACGGGCGCACCGAGCGTTCCACTCGTCACAGTGGGAGCAAGCTCGGTTGCGAGGAATGCCTGCTGCGCACCAGCCGCGATGTTGGTGGGAATGATGTAGCTGTTATAGAAGGTGAAATTCGGGCTCGACTGGCCCTGGTCGTCTGCCGTGTAGACGTTCATGACCAGATCAAAGTTCTGCGTGCACGAGGCAAACACGGTCATCTTGGTTGCATCGCCAACGCGGATGATGCTGGTGTTGGGCGTTGCTCCGCCGATGGAATTAGGCAGAGCCACGCCGCTATGCGCCAGGTCCGTGGGAGAGTAAACAAGATGAGGCATGGGACGTGGCAGTACAGGCTTGCCGTTTTTATCCAGCTCAGGAAACTGGCTGGAAGTTTGAGAGAAGACGAAAAGGGTGGTGGCGCACAGCAGCGCGAGAATAGCGAGGGATGCGGCTTTTTTGTTCATGATTGGCTCCGTGATTTCTTGTTTCCGACAGATTGATCGGCACTGATCAGACTTTGCATTTTTGCTGGTTTTGAAAGGCCAAATACATAGGTCCTTCGACTCGCCCTCGGGTCGCCATGCTCCCCTCGGGCATCGCTCAGGATGACAAAACAATTTGGATATCGCATTTACTTTTAATTGGCTCACGCGATGCAGCAGCGGAGCCGGTCCCGAGGGGATAGATCGCGGGCGAAGCGGGACGCAATACTGTACGCAGACGCCTCTTCCTCTTCTTTCCCTTTAATCTGGGAAATGGGTAGCGTTCATGGTGGCAGTCGAGGCAAAGCGATCGCGCAAGCATAGACTCGGAACGGCGGTCGTCAGAGTTAAGGGGCACGTTACATTCTTCACAGCGCGGCGGACCGACACGTCCGTTATGATCGTGTGCCATGGAAACACCTCTGCGCCAGACACAGGCTGGAGAGCATAGAAAGGCCTGAGACGGAGCGGTATTTGGTATTTGGTATTTGGTATTTGGTATTTAGTACTTAGTACTTGGTATTTGGTACGAACGGTTTTTATGGCGTGCCTTTTAGAAGACAAGCACGAAAACTCACCGTCCCAGGTTCAGACTTGGATGGCCTGAAACCAGCGGAATTGACAGAAACTTTAGCCTGTTTGAGCCTAACTTTTTACAGCGCTTTTTGACGGTTTTTGGGAACCTATCATTCTGCGATGGAGTAAGAACCCACGTGGGTCCTTGTGCTCTGCTCCCGATGTGAACGCGCATACCGGCCAAACAGGCGGATGACGCCACAACAAAAGCCCAGAATGAGGTTCCCGCAGCAGACGCAAACGGTACGCCGGCCTTGGAAAGGTTGCAGGCCGTTTGATTAAGCCGGCGCCGCTCCCGGCTATGCAGAACCAACTTCCGCCCTGCATAGA